ACGAGCGTTTGGATCTCTTTCAATCTACTTTGCACTACAACCAGAAGTTGTCCCAATCAGAGATTAGGGTGTATAGCTAATTCTTCTAAAATCTGATTAATCCAATATAATACTTGACTATCCTATTGTCAAGTGTTAAAAACAAATCAATGCAAATAAACAGAAAGGCAAATATGAAACTAGCAGATACAACAATGGAAAGTGGTTATTCATTTCAACAAGAACTACTTTTACAAGCACTTGAAAGACAAGCCCTAACAGGAAGATTAATGACTAATCCTAGAGTGACGGGTTTTACTTCTTTTGCTAAAGCAGTGCTTAATTTTATCAATGATAAGAAAGCACCTAAAACTTGTAAAAATTTATACAAATATCTTTTAGATAAAGGGTATTATGATAATATTGAAACAAGACTAAATAGAAAGGAAAAAAACAATGAGTAGAATAAGACTAAACCAAGAGTACAGAAATAAAATCGCAAATCGTATGCGAGTACACTTGGAACAAGAGGACACAGTAGAAAAACAAAAGTATGACGAACTAAAAGCAAATCAGATTGACATAAACGACAATGCGTGGAAAGTTGCTGAAACAATAGTAAGGCGACATTATACTGATGATGATGTTGCTAAAGCAAGATACCTACAAGATAAGTTTGAAAATGTAAGTACGATTGCAAAAGACAGTTGTTTTCATTTTCATTATATGGGTGAAGTTGAGGGTAGAGATTATGACAACAATCCTATTACTGAAACAAAAGCTATTGAAAAACATTTTGACTTTCGTTTAAATGGTTCAATAGATACTGACAACAATTCATCTTATAGTCGTGATGACAATGGTTATGGTTATGCTTTGTTTCGTGATGAATTAAAAGCACAGGAAGATTGCAACCCTGATATTTTGATTGAACAAGAGGGTAAAGACCACAACCCACATAAAACAAAATATACTGACAACAATAATAAATATCTTGGTAATGATGACAAAGGTTATGGCAAAGAGTGGAATGAAAAATATCAATTAGATTTAATTGGTAGAGATTATTGTAGAGATAGATCAATAGCTTGTACTGAACAAGAGTTTATGATGTTGCAAGATTGGAAAAAACAAAAAGGACAATTTGTTATTGCACACCAAAAATGGATTTCATCTATTTTAGAACAGATGAAAGAAATTAAACTTGGTCTAAAAGGTTATAAATATTTAGACGAGGCATTGGAACTTTGTACTGAACTTGGATTAAATATTACTGACGCAGAAATAATCAGAACTAATAGCACAGGACTTACTATCTACAATCCTAAAAATTTAGCAGATAGGATTAAAGGTATGAAGAACAAGAAAGAAAAAACAAGAGCAGAAAAAATAGCAGAAAGGATATTGTACGAAAAACAACAAAGTGTAAATTAACTATTGACATCTATGGGATAATCCTATAAGATTATCCCATAACAGAAAGAGGATAATATGGAAAAAAACAAAACATTTTATATAGTTTACTATTCAAACAAGGATAAGAAACATATAACAAGACAAGGAAAGCACGACGAAAAAAGCAGATATGGTACATCTAAAAAAGGCGTGCCTTATTATGTATATTATGATTTAGACGCACACGGATATAGAACTGCAACTACAAGTTGGAAAGTGAGGTACTAATGGAAATCTTTTTTAGATTAACAATGTTATTAGTAGGATTTCTACTAACATTTTTAGCTTTTGTTGTAACATTACATTCATCGCATTATGTAATTTCAGTATTACTTTTGTTTGGTGGTGTTACAATTATGTTTGGGGGGTTACCTAAAAATGAATAATTATAACTGGTGCCACGGTCCGAGTTGCCATACTAATCACACAACATCAAGAGTGCGAGGCTCAGGCGACAATAAAGTTTTAAGAACTATTAAAATAAAAGTTGATAGTGAATATATCAGACAAAGTATATTTGCTTATTTTTGTAATCAGCGATGTTTAATGGATTTTATGAATGAGCATAGAGATAGAATAGTTGCACTAGCGCCAAGGCGCGAGGCTCTTGAAACACCGATCAAGGTTGTAAAAGAAAAGTATGAAAGTAGTAGATATGATTGGAATAGTGATGATAATGGGGCAACAAGACGAGTACCATATATGGCAACAAGAACAATAATTAAATCAGTTGACAATGATTGACTTATCCTATATTATCCAAGATATGAAAGAAATAAAATACAATAACAAGGTATACAAACTTCCTTTCGCTGTGTCTTTACCTGAAGACCCAACAGCTGAAGAAGAAATCTCCAACAGGTTTAATGGAGAAAAAACAAAACTCCCTGCGTTTGCTGTTGCTGTCTATGATGTAATCATGGGCTCTGAGATGTTAAAACAATGGGATGACCACAGGAAAGGTTTAGATTGGTTTATTAAATACTTTCCAAAACAATACACGGTCTTACTAGACTAACTCTCTCCCCCTGGCCCTAACGGGCCAGGGGTCCCAAACGATTTCTAAAATCCAAAAATTTTTTAATTATTAATTTACATATGTACAAAGGGGTCCCACAACCTACGGTTATATTGCTTGATTTTCATGGTCAATACCGATAAATTCATTTTGAGTTAAAAACAAACATGTAAAAAAATTTTACAAAAAATTTTTCAAATGCAAAAACTAAATATAGATAAGATAAATAAGCTACCTCCCGATATTAGAAAAAGAGTTAAAAAATTATTTTTTTCAATTAAAGAGGAAGACAAGAAAGAAAAAGCACAGAATGATTTTTTAGAGTTTACTAAAAGAATGTGGCCTGATTTTATTGAAGGTGAACACCATAAAATTATTTCACAAAAATTTAATGATCTTGCAAGTGGTAAAATAAAAAGATTAATTGTAAATATGCCACCAAGACATACGAAGTCTGAGTTCGCTTCAACCCTGTTGCCTGCTTGGATGATCGGGCAAAATCCAAAACTAAAAATTATACAGACGACCCACACCGGCGAACTAGCAGTTAGATTCGGTCGTAAAGCAAAAACCTTGATTGATTCACCGGAGTATCAACAAGTATTTAAAACAAGACTAAGGGAAGACTCGCAAGCCGCCGGTCGCTGGGAAACAGCTCAAGGTGGCGAATACTTTGCTGCAGGTGTCGGCGGAGCTATAACAGGAAGGGGTGCAGATTTATTAATTATAGATGATCCGCACTCGGAACAAGATGCCCTCAACATGGGTGCATTAGAAAAAGCATACGAGTGGTATACTTCAGGACCACGACAACGTTTACAACCAGGTGGAAAAATAGTTTGCGTTATGACTAGATGGAACGTAAAAGACCTGACTGGAATTCTTATAAAGAACCAAACAGAACCCAAATCTGATCAATGGGAGTTGGTAGAGTTTCCGGCAATTATGCCGAGTGGTAAACCTGTATGGCCGGAATATTGGAAGCTAAGCGAACTGGAATCAGTTAAAGCATCCTTATCACTTGGCAAATGGAATGCACAATGGATGCAAAACCCAACATCTGAAGAAGGAGCTATTCTAAAAAGAGAATGGTGGAACAATTGGGATAAGGACCATATTCCAAGATTAGATCATGTTATACAATCATATGACACCGCTTTTATGAAAAAAGAATCTGCAGATTTTAGTGCTATTACTACGTGGGGTATATTTAGATTAAATGAAGATGGACCGCCACAAATGATATTATTAGACGCTATCAAAGAACGATTAGAATTTCCTGACTTACGTAGACTTGCAAAAGAACAGTATGATTATTGGGAACCAGAAACTGTATTGATTGAGTCTAAAGCATCGGGTTTACCACTTACATACGAACTTAGAAACATGGGTATACCAGTTGTTAATTTTACGCCGTCAAAAGGTAATGACAAACACACCCGAGTTAATTCTGTTGCACCTTTATTTGAAAGTGGTAATATATGGGCACCTTTAAACAAACAGTTCGCTCAAGAGGTTGTAGAAGAGTGCGCTGCATTTCCATACGGAGATCATGATGACTTAGTTGATAGTACAACTCAAGCTGTTATGAGATTTAGACAGGGCGGATTAATTAGTCACCCAGAAGATTATGAGGATGAAAAACGTATAAAAACAAAGTATAAATATTATTGGTAAACTATGAATGCAATGATAAAATTTTTACAGGCGGTTAGAAGACTAGCAGAGCTTGGTGTAAAAAAAGAGGACATTATAAAATTTGGTAAAATAGAGTTTGGTGAAATAACTGAACTACTTTCTAAACAAGTGGATGACATCTACAAAAGATTTTACAAAGACAAAGGTGGCAGTATTTTTAAAGACAAAAGTAAAAGTAAAACAGGAGAATTTTTTGGATTTAAAAATTTTCCTAAAAAAGCTGAAAAGAAAAAAGGTGAAGTAGTAGATATTAAAACTGGAAAAAAATTAGACGTTACACCTACTGAAAAAAACACTAGGGACATGATGAGAGGTGATGTAACTGGTGAAGGTATTGCTAGCCTTACAGAAAAAGAAATGGTTGAAAGTGCTTTAAAAAAAATAGCTAATAGAAAAAGATTAGGAACAAGATCACAAGAATCAAATATTAGAACTGCTGTTAGAGAGTTTTTAGAGAGAAGAATAAAAGATGGATCACTTACAATACCTGATAAAAAAGACTTAGATGCAATAACGGGAGTTAAACAAGGGGGCGTTGATCCAATTGACGTATTTAGAAAAGCGTATGGTGAAGATGCAATTGGTGTTGTTGCAAGAATAGAGGATGAATTTCCAAATGCATTTAGAGGAGATAGCTTTAAAGAAATAGGAGATAATTTTGAAAAATTATTTAAATTAGACAAAGAAAATATTTCTAGTGAACTACCTACACCTAAAAAAAATTATGGATATGATGAAGGATTAATGACTGATAAACAGTTAAAAGAAATGTTAGAAAAAGATTTAAAAGAAAAAGAAATGTTGGAAGACTTTAATCCAACTGACAGAGAGCCAAATGCAACAGGTGGATTAACAAGAACAAGTTATGCTATGGGTAAAGGTCCGGTATTACCAAGTGATGAAGATCCAATAAATCCTTTTCAACCAAAACCCATAGGCCCCGTGTTGCCTGACAAAAGTATGATGGCTAGTGGTTATGGCAGCTACAAAGATTTTATAGAATCAACGGGTGACGAGGAACTTATGGATCTTTACCTGGAAGGTTTAAATGCAGGAGACTTTACAAAGTTATTTGAGGCATTAAGAAGAAAAGGTTATTCAGGTAGAGATGACATTGCAACCGGCGGCAGGGTTCAAGCGGCAAGCGGCGGGCTTGCTTATATATTAAAGGTATAATGAAGATTCACGAATATAACGAGATGATGTCGTACCTGTTGCGACCAGAGTCTAGACAACAATTAGTTCAAGGCGGAGCTGCAGGTCAACCTAGTATAATTACAAATCTTAAATTTCAAAATAAAGTTAAAAACTTAGTTAACAAAGGTTTTTCTACTGTGGAAATAGCAGATGAATTAAACTCTAGTCCAACAAACATTAGAAGAGTTAGAGCATTACTTAATTTACAAGGAAAACCAGGAGTTGAAGAAAGACTTAGTTTTGATGATCTTAATAAGGACGGTGAGTTTGAAAAATTTTTCAAAGAATATTTAGAAAAAGAATCTAAAATAGAAGTAGCCGGTAGAACAAGAGGTAGTAGTCTTTGGCCAATTGTACAAGAAGCTTTAAAAACAGTTCCTAAAAATGCATCATTAAAAGAAAAATATAACGCTATAAAAAATTTTGATAAAAGAGATTCTGAGTATGGTTACAGTGGAAATAATAAAATAGGAAAACGTTTAGGAGCTGCAATAAATGCATCTTTTAGAGATGCTGAAAAAGGTCTTGGTCAATTAAACATAAAACAATTAGCTGATGCAATTCCTGCTTATTCTTACAAAACTCTTCAAGGTATTTTTGGTAGTGCAAAAAAAGATCCAGAAAAATTTAAAGGAAAAGCAAAACAAAATATTATAAATTCAAAAATGTTTGTTAATAAATTAAAAGACTTAGGTGTAAAAATAACTCAAGGAGATATTGAGCAAAGAAAAGTGGAACGTTTAGGTTCTGGTAAGTCATATTTGTTTGAACCATTAACAGAGAATGTTAAAGAAAAATTAAAACAATTAAAACCATTAAGAACTGTTCAATCTGATTATGATAATCTTAAATTTAGAAGATTAGTGGAAGCTTTTTCTAGAGCCTCTGAAGATTACAAAAAATTTGGTTTTTCAAAAGATGCTGCAGTTTTAAAAAGTGCTGCTAACAGTTTAAATTTAGCTATGATAGAAGAGTTTACAAGTAAACCTCTTGGAGATTTTACAGGGAAACCTAATATAAATATATTAGATAAGGCAATGTCTAAAAATGACGTTTTACAATTAAAACAATTTATTGAAGATAATCCTAGAATTAAAAATGTTCTTTCAATAACTTTTGATCCGTCAGGAAAAAACGGAACTTATTTTAAACCAAGAGACTTAGATAAATTATCTGGTGGTCAATTGCTTAAAGATGTATTAGTAGAAAGAGACCATATTTTTCCTGTAAAAGAAGTTTCTGTTTTAGAAAAACCAACAAAAACTAAAATTGGTAAACTTGGACCTGGAGGTGCATTAGCTGAAACACCTTTTAATAAAGTTTTAACTACAGGTTATTTTAATAATTCTTTAAGAAATAATATCCAAAATTTTTTAAATTCTGGAGCAATAAAACCAAACGCTATAAAACAAATTAATAATACTTTAAAAGGATTAGATACAACTATTTATCATAATGGTAATTATTATGGTGGAAAAATAACACCTTCTATTGAAAAACAAATTAATAGATTAGGTTTTGATAAATTTGACATACAAGAAGATGTAGTAAAAAATATTAAAGAACAAGATGCAGCAATTAAAAAATTAAAAAATCAAAAGTTTTCAGACTCTGCCATTATAAAAGCAGTTTCAAAATCTAAATTAAGTGCAAACCCATTCTTTGACCCTAAAAATATTTTAACAGGACTTGGTGATGTTGCCAGAGTCTTGAGCACACCAACAGTTGCTGCAACTTTTGCTGGTACAAAGATAAAAGAAAATTTAGAAAAAGGTGAAAGTCTACTTGAAGCATTTGCAGATGTAGAAGTTGGAACAAATTTATTATATCCAGAACTTGCAAAAAGAACTGTAGGTCAAATAGCACCTAGAGGCACAGGTATTTTATCTACAATTGGTAGAGTAGCAGCAAATCCATTTTTTAGAGCAGCAAGAGCTTTTACACCTGTTGGTGCAGGTTTGACTGCAATAGGTTTAGGAAAAGATGCGTATGAAAGATACCAAGAGTTAGAAGCTATGTCACCAGCAGAGAGAGAAGAGCTTGCAAAAGAAAGAGATGAGTTTTCTTTCGGAGAGTTTTCAGGTGCATAATGATAGGTAAAAAGTCAGGACCACCACCAAAATCAGGACCAACACCACAGGGGTTGAATATTAATTATAATACTGGTAAGACAGTAAAACTGGAGAAAATGAATGGCAGACAATATAGACAAGGCCTTACCCAACGAGGTAAGAAAAGAAATAAATATTCCTAGCCCTGAAGAAATACAGGTCGAGTTAGAAAAAGATACACCAGAACAACCAATAGATATTCAACCAAATGAAGATGGGAGTGTTGATGTAAATTTTGATCCATCTGCAGCTAATCAAGAACAAGGTAATGATCACTTTGCAAATCTTGCAGAATTATTACCAGATGAAGTATTACACACAATTGGCAGTGAGTTATATGATAACTACCAAGATTATAAAAATTCTAGAAAAGATTGGGAAACTTCTTATACAAAAGGTTTAGATCTTTTAGGATTTAAATACGAAGAAAGCTCAGAACCATTTAGAGGAGCTTCAGGTGCAACTCACCCAGTTTTAGCTGAAGCTGTTACTCAGTTTCAATCTTTAGCATATAAAGAACTACTACCCTCTCAAGGTCCAGTTAGAACACAGGTTGTTGGACTACCAACTCCAGACAAAGAACAACAATCTATAAGAGTAAAAGAATTTATGAATTACCAAATCATGAATGATATGAAAGAATATGAATCTGAATTTGATCAGATGTTATTTTATTTACCTCTAGCTGGATCTACATTTAAAAAAATTTACTACGACGAAATTATGCAGAGAACAGTTTCTAAATTTGTTCCTGCGGATGATTTAATTGTTCCGTACACAGCTACCTCATTGGATGATGCGGAAACAATTATTCATGTAGTTAGAATTTCAGAAAACGATTTAAGAAAACAACAAGTTGGTGGTTTTTATAGAGATATCGAGTTAAGCCCAGGTCAAGAAAATGAAACAGAAGCACAGAAAAAAGAAAGAGAACTAGAGGGTGTAAGCAGAGGTAGGAATCAAAAAATGTTTACTCTTTTAGAGTGTCATGCAAATTTAGATATTGATGGTTTTGAAGATTCAGACATTGAAGGAGAACCAACAGGAATTAAATTACCTTACATTGTAACTATAGAAGAATCATCAAGAGAAGTTTTATCTATTAGAAGAAACTATGAAGTAGGTGATGTTAAAAAAACTAGAATACAATATTTTGTACATTTTAAATTTTTACCAGGTTTAGGTTTTTATGGTTTTGGTTTAATTCATATGATTGGTGGATTATCAAGATCAGCAACTGTTGCATTAAGATCGCTCCTTGACGCCGGAACCCTGTCTAATTTACCAGCAGGATTCAAGATGCGTGGTATCAAGATGCGAGACGAAGCACAACCTATTCAACCTGGAGAATTTAGAGATGTAGATGCACCAGGTGGCAATCTACGAGATGC